TTTTATATGACATATATTTATATTTTATGAAACAAATTATTATTACTGAAACTCAGTTAGCAAATATAGCTAAAAAACTTAATAAAAACAAAAATGTTGTTAAAGAAGGTGGTAACGACATGAATGTTTCTAACTATATGTTTTTTGGTAATATTGAACAAATGCATAGACAATTAGGATTGTTATTGGAATTGGACCCACAAATGGTTGATTCTATCTTACAAAATGGACATGATTGGGCGGATGACCATATTTCAGAAGCTAAAACTAATATAGACCAAGTATTTGATTTCATGATGAATGAAATTAAATAAGTGAACAAGATTGAGGTGTATTCCTCCGATTACCAAGAAAAAACATAACCTCCTATTATTCGTAGGAGGTTTTTTGTTTTCTAGAGTATACTTTTTTAGAGTTTACAACCCTAACAACATTTTTTCTACGAACAATTTGTGCGATGTGTCCGTTTGATAAACCCTGTTTCCAATCTTTCTTTTCCATAACAATACAAAGATACTACTAAATACATAATTAACCAAATTAATTATTGTGATACCGTTGAAATGTTATCTTTTTTACTAATCTTAACAATACTGTTAGCCCAATTTGATACAAGTGGGTTGTGTGTGATTACAAATACCTTTTCAAAGTAGTCCTTAATCTTAGTAAAGAATTCACCTACCATATCAAGGTTCTCATTTGATACCTTACCAAACACTTCATCAAATACCACTATGTTTGGTTTTGGTAATGAACATACTTTACTCAATACCGCTCTAAGTGCCAGTGATGCAATTGTTCTTTCAAATCCTGAACCACTTGACATTAGTTTCTCAACACCAGTTCCATTATCAATCATCATAAATTCAACCTCATTTTTCTCATTAATTCTAACTTCAAGTTTAAAGAACGCACTGTCCTGTAATAGACGTTGTAATTCATCATTAATTAATGGTGTCATGGTCTTCATAATCATTTTAGAAATACCGTTCTTGCCAAAGATTTCCAAATAGGTTTTATAAATCTTTTCTTTTTCAAACTCAGAAGCAATCTGTGTAATAATATCTTGTTTGGTCTTAATATCACGTTCACAGTTTTGAATCATTGTTTTGTTAGATGATATTTTTGATGTGTGAGATGTTTTCTCACGTTCAATCTCATCTATGCGAAGATTAACTTTAATGATTTGTTCTTCAATGTTCTTGTTCTTTTCAATCTTTGTTTGAACTTGGTGATATCTTTCAAGTTTCCCCTCAGCATTGGCGAGCTTGAGACCGTCTGCTTCAAGAGTAAGTTCATACTTTTCTTTGACGAGTTTGCTCTTCTCGTATTGTTCGAATTCCTTCTTAATTTGTACATATTCTTTTTCTTTTGTGTTAAGTTCCGTTAAAACACCACCCAAGTTTTCACTCTGTTCTTTAAGGGTGTCCATTTCGGAAAGTTTAGCTTGTGTTAAAGCAGCGTTCATTAAATCAATACCACAGTGTTCACATTTAATTCCACCTGATACAGTTTTAGAAAGTTGAACCAAACCATCAATCTTAATATCAACCATCGCCTTTTGTTTGTAGTTGTCATTAATAGATTCTTTTATTGTGTCATATTCATCTTCTTTAAAATATTTTGATGGTTCAACAACATCAACTTCTTTAATTTGTACTTTGGTGGTGTTAATCTTTCCTTTCAATGATGAAATTTCAGACTCCAATGTTGATGGATTAAGGATTATCAATTCATGGTCAATGTCATTGTATTTTTGTGAAATCAAACCTTCTTTGTATTCCCTACCCTTTGTTAACCTTGATTCTGCATCTAAAATCTTAATTTCCAAATCTTTGTTCTCAACATCATAACTTTCAATTTTGGTCTGTAAACCTTCAATGTCCGATTTTAATGTCTCGGTATTGTAGACATTTGACATCATAGATTTACTAAACTCAGAATAAAGTTCCTTACCAGTTTCTTCTTTCTTCTTCAAGAACTCAAGACCCAAGAATCTTGATAACACTTGACCACGAGCTGTTGGTTTGGCTTCAAGTAAATCTTCCAAATTTGATGCTGTGGTCAAGATTGTCATTAAGAAGTCATCAATATCACCAATTGAATTCTTGATAAAACTTTCGGTTTCCCTTCTTTGTTCACCTGTAAAGTTTTGTAATTGTCCATCAGCAAGTTTTTTGAAGAAGTCCAATTCAGTTTTTACATTCCATTCACCTGATTTGGCTTTCTTTCTTTCAATCTGACGAACAATGATGTATTCCTCACCATCAATCATGATGTCACCCCTAACCGAAACTTTGTTCTTATCTGAAAATCTGTTAAAGATTTCTTCAGCTTTGGATGTCTTGGTTGTTGTGTTGAAGAATAGGAACAATAACAAGTCAACGGTCAACACTGTTTTTCCACCGAAGTTTGGTGGGTCTGACTCAACTACCGTAATACCATTACACTGGTCAAAATTCAATACCTGATTTTCACCATAAGATAAGAAGTTTGAAAACTCAATCTTCTTAATGTACCACTTTTTAAACGCAGTAACTTCTTGTGACACCATTTTGTTTTCAACTGCCGTATCCAACTTAATGATATCATCAAACAAACTATCTTGTCCCTTTTGTTTAATAAGTTCCTTCATCAATTCAATCTGGTAGTTTCGGTCCATAATATTGAACGAAACATCCACAGTTTGTTTTACATCATCAGATGTTTTGACTTTGGTTAATACGTTGACATTAGTGGAATTATATTTCTTTGAGAAATACGTTCTAACACTTTTGACTCTTTCTTGGGTGAAATTTTCAGCAGTGTCTTCCCATACCACTTGGATGTAAGGGTTTTCAAGTTTAGTTACGTCTAGTTTGCGCGTCATAAATTTATAATTCGGTATTATCGGTGGGTTGAATAGGTCCATCGTTTTCTGTGGTTCCTGAGTTTTTTATGTGTTCTTCATGTAATGCTTTTAAATGTTCAATCATTTTTTGATTGTACATTTTTTGATACATCTTACCCAATTGGTCAATTTGAGCGTTACGCTGTTGTACTTTTTGTTTGTGATTTTTTCTGTTTCTTGATTTTGGCATCAGTGAAAGTTTTTAATGTTGTTTAAGTATAGGAAAAATAAATGATTAAAAAAAGAAGTCCCTATAAACTTTCGCTCATAAGGACCATAAATTTAATTTAAAATTAGGTTAGTGTTTTTCAAACCATTCAATAATCGCATTAACCGCCCAAACTGAACCAGACGCTAACATACCATCAAAGAATGTACTCGCTAAGATATTTGTGTCAAAACAATAGTTGGTTGGTGAAAACAACACCAAACTCATAAAGAATCCAACCCATGTTGATGTACACATCATACACTTAATTAATCCTGATAAGAATTCACCAAATGATTGAAATGGTGCTTTTTCATCTGCACCCCACTTGTGTATTCCTTGTCTTAATGATTCAAAGATTGAACCGTAAACTAAAATTTGGCTCATTCCGTAAGCCATAAAAATCCAAATTGTTAACCACATACTTTCTATTATTTATATAAATTATCGTTTAAATTTGAGGAACGTAAATATTTGGCCCTTTCATACACATCATTATTTTTTTGTTGTTCCGCTAATTGTTTTTTTAACTCTTCAATTTCAATATTCTTATCTCTAACACTTTTCATTAAGGTTTGTATGGTACTTTGTAATTGTTGTGAATTATCGTTATTGTGGAAATTATTTTCCATTTCAGTCATCTTAGTGGAAAATTTTTGTAGTTCAGACTCCAATTCTTCTATTTTAGTGGAAAATATTTTTTTTTCAGATTCCAACTGTTGTATGTTTAACAACAGTTCATTTATTTTAGAATCGTCACTAATATATTCTGTTTTTGTGACAATTACTTCAACTGGAACTTCTTTAATAACTTCATTAATTACAACCCTATCAACAGGTATTTCTTTAATAACCTCAACAATTCTTTCAACAGGTACTTCAACAATTTTTTCAACCTCTTTAATTACTTCAACAGGTATTTCCACCCGTTTTTCACGGATTACCTCTTTTTCCACCCATTTTTCTTGAATCCCACCCGTATTTCCTACAAGCCCATACTTTTCAATGTTGTATCCAGTCTTGAATGATTTCTTAATCAGCTCATCAATTGTGATGTTATTTAATTTGCAAAATAACTCTACCTCCTGTTGTTCAGAATAAGATAAAGTTATTTTGTGTTCCATATTAATAGTTGTGGAGTTTTTCAGTTCCTGATTCAATAATTGAATAATCATTCATTTTGAATACCAAGAACGGTTTTGGATTATCTAAATCAACAAATTCGTATTTATCATTTTCAACATCATAAATACCATATCCGTGTGACCTTACTGTTTCGCCAAAATTTTGTTGAATCGTTGACCCAACCATGTAAGCTTTCTTTTGGCCGGGGATATCAAATACCTGCCGCTTATGAATATCGCCACAAAGCACAAGGCCACAACCCATGAAACGATGTGTATCAAACCCTTCTTCAAATTTATAACCAACGTCTGTAGTGAGTCCGACAATCGGTCCATGAAATAATCCAATTTTAACATTTGAAGAATTCGGGTCAATGTCGGGCGTAATGTTGTGGTCCATAAGTGAGTAAACCACCCAATCAATGTTTTCATCTTTATATACTCCTCTATTTTTATAATAGTTTATTTGTTCATTTTGTAGTGAATCAATGATTGGTGATAAAGCGTCCAACCTTGATGCGTTATTTTCAAGGAAGTCATGGTTTCCAATAATTAAAACAGTTTTGGCAATCTTTGAACATTCTGTTAGTGCCCAAGCAACAAACTCAATAAGCTCAGGAGTCATTTGATTCTTTGAATGGACTAAATCCCCCGTAAACACAATACGGTCAGGTGCAATCTGTTTCCATTGTTCAAACATTGTATTTAAAATACCACGATATAAATCATGGTCTTTGAACATTCTTACGTGTAAATCCGAAAAGTGAACTAATTTTTTAATCATGCTTTGTCAAATAATTTAAAATCTTCATTAACATGTGAACATTTATCACAACAGTAAGTTGGAAAAGGCACAATAGTATCTTCGTGTGAACCTGTTAATAGTTTTGAAACTTTTTTGATATAAGTAACTTCTCGGAACATATCATGTCCACAATCCTCACATACAACCGATGGTTGTTCTCTAAGGTCAATATTCATTTTTGGTGTATCCATAAATAAAAATATAGTAAATTAAAATGAAAAAACCAACTTATTTCTTCTTGGTATTTTCATAGTGTTCAATCATAAGTTTAAGTTCCGCATGTAAATCTTTACATTTGTATACCTTATAATTGTCTATGTTTTCATTTATCCATATCAAATAACAATTACCTATTTTAAGATTTGTGTTTTTTTCTATAATATGTTTGTATAAACCCAATTGGAGTGAGTATGTATTCATTTCACATTCATCTAAATGAGAAATTGGGTGTAACATTTTATTACCATAATTGTTACTTGTTTTGATTTCTTTGTTTGTCTTGTAGTCCCAAACCTCCAACCATTGTGATTTTTTATTCCAAAACAAACAATCCACCATTCCAGCAATTTCATAATCATGGTCACAAACAACTAATTCCATTTTAACAGGAATCAAATTTTCTTTAGCTTCTTCATAGAATCTATGAAACATTGTCTCACATTTTCTATATTTTTCTTCAATAATATCATGTCCAAATGCGTTAATTGCGGTTGATGGGTCATAAGGAAATGATTTATTATTCCACCAATTTTCCGCCATGTTGTGAACTAATGTTCCCTTAACTGTTGAAATATCCCTTTTTAAATCCCAATCACCAATAACACTTTCAACTGTTAGTCCTCTTTTTGCTGCATAGGTTTCCGCCAACCTTTGGGTTTCAAAATCTTTTTTAAACTTCTTAATGAAAGTTGTTGCTGAAATATACTCCTTATTATCCACGTAATATTTGTGTGGACCATCAAAATATTTTACACCATTAAATTTTGCTAATTCTAAAATTGTATCCATTATCTTTCTAATTCAATATAACTATCTTCCGGTATTACTCCCCTCATATCCGCGATATCACTATCAACAGGAAGTTTTACCACTTTTATTCTACCATATAACTTACCACCACTTAACTTAAAGTATAATCTTTTAGCATCTTCCCAAGCATCACCATCTAATACTATTGTAATTTTACCTTTTGATTTCTCATATAAGGTTTCAAATAACACATCAGACATTTTCTTACCCAACAAAGGAATTGAGTTATCCAAGAATAATGCGTCAAAAGGACCTTCACATAAAAAGATATCCTTATCCCAATCAATTAAGTTTTCATTGAAGATGATGATTTGTTTTTCGGCTTCAGGGTTTTTGTATTTAGATTTACTATTTGGGTTCCATGAACGACCAACAAAGTAATTTAGTTCACCTTCCAAGTCAAATGATGGTATAATGATTCTATAAGCGTATTCACCCTCCAAACAATACCCAATTCGGTGTTTTAAGACCATCTCATCGGTTATACCCCTTTGTTTGATGTAGTTCCTCATTTCCCTAAAAGGAATGTGGTATTGGTTCCCTTCGGTACAAAGTTGGTATTCTTTTGGTAATCTAAGTTTTTCGTATCTCTTATCAATTGGTTTAAACTCATCAGGGCGAATAAGGTCATACATTTCCTTATCTTTTTTCTTACCAAATCGGTCAATCAAATAACCTAAGTGTCCTTTGGTGTTGTGGGTTTCACCACACACCCAACATTTGAATACGTGTATGGCGTAGTTGATTTCAAGGTTTCCCTTTCCATCACCTTTATCTAAAGATTTTAAATCATAGGAACATATAGGACAGTCGTAACTTATCTGTCCTTTAGACGGGTAGTGTAATTTGTGTTTACCAAACACACCGTCAAGTAACTCAACTAATAGAGCATTATCTTCCATGATAGAAAGATAATAAAAAATTAGTAAGAATCAAATTACCAGAACTTATTCATTTTCATATACCCTCTTACACAGGTATACGCATCCGCTTGGTCGTAACACTCTTTCTTAAGTGTCATGTTCTTTGTATATAACCAAGTAATCTGTGGTTCTTCTTTTGCAACCATTTCCCAAACCACTTGTTTTTTGTCAATATCTTTTGGATATCCGCCAAATAATACTTCACGATTTTTGTCATTTTTACCCATCAAGTTATGCCAAGCAAATTTTCTTGAGTTGTAAGTTGAAATATAGTTTGGCACAATTCCTAATGCATCATATATTGCCTTTGTAATCATTGCATTGTATCTAATTAATGTTCCAACGGTGTGAATATTGTTTGAACCCAATAATGGTTCTTCAATAATAACTTTGGTAATACCAAGATTTTTATAATCCTCAATTTTTTTAATAAAAGAATTAACCTTTAAAATCAACTCTTCAATCTTTTCCTCAGGTTGTGGTTTAATCACAGGTGAAAAGTGTGTTAATTCTAAAAGTTTTTGACTTTGAATTTCAAACAAAGCAACCCCAATTACTTTTGTGCTAATATCAAGACCTAATATTTTTGGCGAGTTTTTTAATTTTATAGTTTTTTTATCCATGTTTTAATTTTTATATTTCCATTTAAATCCTGCGGCTGTTTTAACTTTACCCAAACAACATTCACTAATGTGATTATTATTATAGTATTTTTTAGCACATGATATTGATTCCCAAAATTTAATAACATTATCATCTAAGTCCATTTGTATTATTTCTTTTTTTTGATGTTGATGTGCTATTGATAATTTTTCACAATATTCTTTAGAATATTTTTTTCCTTTATTTGGTGATTTTCTTCCTGTATTTGATAATGATATTTTTTCATTATGTGATTGTAAACGTTTTAAACCATTGTTTAAGTGTTTAATAGGTTTACCCTTTTTTGCATTTGAAATATTTTTTTTGGTCTCGTCACTTCTTTTTTTACCCACATTACTTTTTCTAATTTTTTCAATTTCGTCTTTAGTTCTTTTTTGTCCCGTATGATTTGGTGGATTGTCACCACCATTAGTTAAATTTGTTAATAAACATCCAAGATATTTAAAATAACCAATATAATGTTGTTCCCAAAAAACCCAATTAGATTCATCAATTATATCAATAATTAATAATTCAGGTTTTAAATGATTTTCTATTAAATTATTAATCCATTTATCTTTATATGTCTGTTTTTTCCAACTTTCTTGTAGATGTTTTCTATATCTATTATTTGGATTAACACTTTTACCAACATATTTTAATTGATTTTTTAAGGGGTCAACTAGTCCATAAATGAATATATCTTTCATATTTTTGATAAATATATCAAATTTGTGAAAAAATAGTTTTGGTACTAATATCCAAACCCAAAACTTTAGGTGAATTTTTTAAATCTTGTTTTTTTGCCATATATTATCAGTAATTTACCGATACTTTTTTTTAAGTAAAGAAATCATTAAACTGTGATTGTGAAGTAGTTGTCAAAATCGTCCAAATTTTCAACAATGTTCAAGTGTAATGTATTTCTTCTTGCGTTATTGATGTTTAACTTATTTGTATGACTCTTCATTAATGTTTTAATAATAATTTCAATTTCACCTTTGTTTTTGTTAAAGTTCAACACCTTACAATTAATTTGTAATCCTGAATCTGTTTTTACAATAAAGAATTCTTGTGCGTTTTCTTTTCTTGTTTGACCTGAGCTAAAATCTTTTTTTAATAAGGTTCCATCAATCACGGGACCTTGTATGGCTCTTTTTTGTACAACAAATGCTTTGTTTGTAATCTTTGGAACTGCATCTTCAATTGCTGACTTGATTTCATCAACAGTTATATCAGAATCATTTTCTTTTCTTGTCATTCTTTCTTGAGCATGAGTACTCAAGATAAACCTTATTTTATAATCATTTAGGTTAACATCAACAATAGGGTTACTAATTTTTTCTTCAAACAAAATGTTTTTTAGAATTCCAAGCAGTTTCATTACTTATAAATACACATAAATTAAAAAGAGGACCTTTTGGGTCCTCTTTTAGAAGTCGTGAGACTTGGCTCCACCTCTTGTCCACAATGTTCTAGTTAGCGGTGGACTTGCTCAGAAGGTTTTTTTCGGGTTCATTGGGAGGGTTACCTTCAACCTTTCCAATCAGGTTCTTTTGATTTAAGTCTTCAGAACCTTCAGACTTCACTATACAAAGATAGTGAATATTTTGATAAATACAAACTTTTTTTTTAAAAATCGTATTTTACTGTAATTTGTTGTACACCTTGTCTCTTTTCAGGGTTTTGTAATTTTGACATTAACAAAAGTTCCTTATCTGAGTTATATAAACCTACTTCTGTAAAATATACATCTTTACCTAACGACCATTTTGGATTTGAAGAACGGATATATTGTGAATCTGCAAGGTTAACCAAGTACTTCATCTCGTATATTGTTGCTTGGACATCTGAATGAACTGTTCCATAAAAGAAATACTCATCACCAAATGTCATACCAGTGTTATAGTTAATCAATGGTAGATTAATATAACTTTCCAATCTGTAATAATTAGCGTTGTCATATGCGTCTTGGGTAATTTGGAATGTTGTTCCACTTATTTCCATTGGACCTATGTTGATTGAACCTGTGTTTGCGGTAATTGCCGATGTTACGTCAATCTCTCTCCATTGCATTGAATCAGGTCTTTCACCTGTTGGTACAATTTGACAAATCAACTTAACATTTGTACAAGTAAATCCTGATGGTTGTAAACCCATCTCTTCAATTAAGAACGGAAACTCATTACCAAATCTAACAATAACATCATCAGTTTGTCCACTTACAGTTGAACCTGCGATTTTTGAATAGTAGTTACAGTGTATTCCGTTTGTTGAGCCAGTGTTTTCAAATCTATATGTGACAAACATTGTTTCAGTATCAGCGGTTAATATACCACTTGTTGCCGCAATGTTTTGGTTAAAGGTATTTGGAATTACCAATCCCAATCTTGGTGCTGGTAATGTATAATTTCTATTTGACTTATATGACATTGCCGCAGATAATTCCTCATCATCAATTGCAATCATTTTTAAGTCAGGAAATACTTTACCCACTCTGTTTGGATAACCATTAGCATTTGCATGTGTATCCCATAAATGGAAGTAACGTAAACCAGGGTAGTTCATATTATCATTTTCAGTTGATAACATATAATGTGGTTGACATAAATCCAAATCATCAAATCCATCAGGGTCAACATAGAATGTTTCACCCATAACACCTGTGTTTGATTTGTGCCACATCAAAGTTGGTAAGTCAAGTTTAAAGTTTCTTGCTTGTCCTGTTGCTCCTGAATTTGCTAAATCAAATGGTTCTGTTGCGAATTTCTCACCATAAAAATTATCAATACCCTGATTTGTATAATGTATTAAACCAATAACTTTTTGTTCTTCTGGTTCAACATAAATCTGTTCATCAAATGAGTTGTAGTAATATGTGTCAGTTGTTCCTGAATTATAATTTACGTCTTCAAATATTTGACCACCTTTAGTTTGGTATCCTAAGAATTCTTTTGTTGATGTATAAGCACTTGAACCAAATTCACTAAAATCTTTATAGAATGTATATGATAAACCTGCTGGTGATTCAGTCCAAGGTTGATTCATATTCCAAACCATTACGTTTTGTTGTTGAATTTCACAATTCAATTCAAATGAAAATACACCTCCATCATAGTAAGGTGTTGGTGTATAACTATCAAAATACGGTGTCATTCCTGATGGATAGAAAAACGCTCTACCTGTACCAGTAAATGAAGTAAAATTAGGTAATAGTCTATCAACTGTTATTGTACTACCTACCACGTTTTCAACTCTATAAGTTAAAATTGGATATGGGTATGTTAAATTGTTACCACAATTATTGTTGTTGTTTAAATATAATACAACATACTGTCCAACTTGTGGTGTTCCTGTTACACTCGCATCACAGTTGTTAACTGTTACTGTAAATGTGTTTCCACTTGTTAATGCTGATAAATTAAATTTATAATTTGCGGTTACAGTAAGTGCTGAACTTGTAAATGCACTGAACACTCCTGTTGAACCTGTAAAAAATCCTCTTGGTTCGGCTGTGTTGAAAATTGGTACAACTTGTGAATCTTGGAATGGAATACCAAATGTATTTGTTTCACCTGTTGAACTTGATAAGTAAGTAGGGTATTTGATTCCCATCTTATTACTTTGTGGTACTCCTGTATTATTTTGATAATTAAATTCAGGAACTAAAACTTGTAATGTTGTTAGATTACCACCGCTGATACAATCATAACAAACCTCACTATCACCTAACTGAAAATAAGCAACATTAAAGTTACCTTGAGAAATTTTTCTTCTTCCAACATCAGTTAGTTGGGTGTTTATTAGAGCGGTTGTATCTTTTATTATGTATGCCATTTTATATAAATATTGTTATTTGATTTATTGACCGTATTATTGTTGATACAATGTGTTTATTAATTGTTCAGTTTGTGGGGTTAAAACTTTAAATAATGTACAGTTATCACTAATTGATGGTCCGTTAAATCCAACATTAATTTTTTCATTTGCATCCACAATCGCAGCTCCACAATTTAATGAGCCAGCACCACTTGTAATTATTAATTGACTACCTGATGGTTTTGAGACACTACAAGCACAAACACTAACTGATTGTCCACCAAATAAATTATAATTGTTTTCAGTACCACCTGTACAGTTAACCCAGTTATATGTTAAAGTGTTAAGTCCAGGATTTTCAATAAAATATGAACTACATGTACATGTTGATGTGCCATTACTTATTTTAGTTATTGTTGATGTAACAGTACCCGATACTGTTAAACCTTTCTTTAATGTAATTGTAGGATATTGAACACTATGAGTTTTTAATATGGTTGGATACGGATAATTATAATCGTATGGACTAGGTACAATTACCTGAGTTGATGTTAATGAATTTGATGTTGGTGATACAGTTGATGTACCTGAATATAATACAGGTGTGTATACTGTTGTTGCACTTCCCGGTTGTGACATTGAATCATTAACTGAAACATATAAAGGAATGTTAATTGTAACACCGTCAGGTAATTCAGGACTAACTTTAATAAGATAATCTAAATTTTTAATTGTTTGATTGCCATAATCTTGTTTTGTAAAATATGATTTGGCCTCCAATGATAATGTATATGTAACCTTTTTGGTTCCGGGTAAAATTGTAAATGTCCCTTGTACTTCAGTTCCACTACTATCCTTAACAAAGAATTGAGTATTGTTTTGTGGACATAAGTTATTAAACGTTGGTGATGGTTGGTAAGTACTGTTAAGTAATTTATATTGGTATCCACCTGAACCTCCATTGGCTTTAATTGTTACACTTCCATTACATAAACCCTCACAAGATTCATTAGTCGTTGTTAAATCAAAACTTAATACAGGTGATGATGGACATGCTCCTGATATTGCCGTCCATGTATTTAATGTTCCCTCTTCAATCCATCCACCTGTTGGGTCAAAGGTATCTGAAGGATTTTTTAAAGTATTACCTACTCTACCTAATACCAACCAATTGGTAAATGTTGTCGCTGTAACCCAAGAAATTGTAAATGCGGAACTTGAAGATGATGTTCCAGTATAGGCCGGTCTGTCATTAACAAAATTATAAAACGTAAACGGATAGGCTTCGAATGGTGTACTGTTAGTATATAAACAAAGTTCAGTAGGATAATCAGGTAGTGGTACTGGTGGTGGGTCACACTCATCACAAGTATCAAATGGTCCCTCAGTCAAAACAGCTGTTGATAAGAAATTATTACCATTCAATGTCTTACCTGAATAAGTAAAACAACCCAAATCTAAAGTAGAATCAGATGTTGTAAATTTATATATTCCACCCTCAACAAAAGTTGTTGTTAGTCCTGTAAGATATAAGTTGTACTCATTGGCACAATCGGCAAATAAATCAACATAAAATTGTGTTGATTCAACAGTACATACCGTAGTTGCTGTATAATCACCATAGTAATCTACCGTAGTTGCGGTATATTCACCAGGTATTAAATTCTTAATATTTTGGTCTTTTAAACCATTGCTCCACGTAATTGAATACGGTGATGAACCGCCCGTAATTGTTAAATAAATTCTACCATCATTACTATCAGGTGTTGAGGCATTTACCGAATAACAATTTACACCCAAAGGTAAAATTGTTGTTACACCACAGTCGTTATATATTATAGTTGACATTAGAATGTTTTAATTATTTCACAGTTATTGGTATCAACAATTTTAACACTAAAGGCAGTCATCGTATCATACGGTGATGGAACCTCAATGCTATATGGTAAATCAGAGTCGTTAATCGTTGCCAAATACACACAAGTAACCAATGTGGTATCACAGATATAAACATTATACCCTTGAGCTGCGTTGATTGAATTTATTGTTATTTGTCTTCCCATTTTTATTTAATTATGTACAAGCACAACTAGTATGTACTGAGATTATTGATGTAGCGGTTCCACCCAATACACCTCCGATAACTTCCCAACATCCTGAATATCCTGTTCCACTTAATTTTACAAAATCACCAATACTTACATTCAGTAAACCATTATTGGAAACTGCAACTTGAATACCTGATGTACAACTTTCTACTATATATTTAGCGGGTTTAGGTGTGTTACTTGGTGTTTGTGTAGGTGTCTTAGTTGGTGTAGGAGTTGGAGTTTTAGTTAAGGTAGGTGTGTTGGTTGGAGTAGATGTAGGTGTTCTAGTTGGTGTCTTAGTCATAGTAACCGATGGAGTTACTGTGACAGTTGGTGTTGGTGTTTGTGTAGGTGTCTTAGTTTGTGTAGGTGTCTTTGACGGTGATAAGTTTGGTGTTCTTGTAGGTGTTGCGGTTTTAGTTACCGTTGGTGTTACCGTTGGTGTTACACTATTTGTTGGTGTTACCGTTGGTGTTACCGTATTAGTTGGTGTTACCGTATTAGTTGGTGTTACCGTTGGTGTTACAGTCTTAGTTGGAGTAGGTGTTGGTGTTAAACTATTTTGACAACTTACACAACTCACATACGACGCAATAATTGTATTAAGTGTTAATGTTGGACTTTGGTCATATACAACATCCAAATAAGTATAACATTTAGTTGTTCCTGATACTTCAGCACTAAATGTTTGACCTGTATTTATAATTGTTTCACCTGAAGTTCTCATTGACTGATTCACATAATAAATTTCATTATCAGAACAATCTTGAATCTTACGAACAAATACACATTCAAATTCAGTGTCATTAATTGTATAGGTTGTTGAACCTGATATGTTGACATTTCTTTGTAAACTTGGTGTTGGTGTTACAGTTGGCGTAGGTGTTGGAGTTGGAGTTGTATCTTCTACAGTAATGTCAGCATCAACAAATGCACAAGGATTTGGGCTTGGTGTTACACTAATTGTTGGTGTTGGAGTTAAACATGTAACAGTTGGTTCAGGTTCGTAATCACAATCAAAAAATGCGTTGAAATTTACATTCAAACATACATTTGTTGTTGGTGTTGGCGTAGGTGTTGGACAAGGTCCTTCTGACCAAAATAAATTATCCAAATCAGGGCAATTTGAAAAACAAGGTGATTTACCCGCTAAAATACAAGTACCACCTAATGTTGCTCCCAAACACCATTTAGTTCCATCGTAAAAAACAGTACCTGATGTGGAGCCTGTCCAATATGGTCTTCCATTGTAAGTTCCACCTGATGTATAATTTCCATCATACATTGATGTACCTGAGAAATTTGTATATAAACAAAATTCAGTATTACATAGTCCATACACCGGTGTTGGACTTGGCGTTGGTGTTTGTGTTGGTGTTGGTTCAGGTGTTGGTGTTATTTGATTACAGTCACCAATTACAGTAACGAACACACCATCAGGTACAATCACACTATATTCACATGCGCATATATTTAATTCACTAAGTTCAGGTACAATTAAATTCTGATTATCACCATTACAATCTACATATGTTACAGTTGCAGGAAACTCCTCAGTATTATTAATTTGATACTCAATACAGTTACTTCCCGGTCCACAACAACTATAGTCGTCAGTACAAACCGAACAATTATCATATGGACCTGTTAAACCAACGATAACATATTTTTCACCAAAACCTGTCATTGGTATTACTTCGGCACAACCTGTAAAACCACTTCCTGTGATATAATATACCTCACCAACATTTATAGTTCCAACATAATCATCAACAACAAAAATTTCATTCGGTGAACAACAAGCCCTGAATTGATAATCAGTAGGACCAGCTGTTACTGAAGGAGTTGGAGTATTGGAAGGTGTTAAAGTTGGTGTAACCGTATTAGTTGGTGTTATAGTTGGCGTAACAGTATTGGTTGGAGTAACAGTATTGGTAGGAGTAACAGTATTGGTCGGTGTAACCGTATTGGTTGGTGTTACTGTTGGTGTTACTGTTGGTGTGACTGTTTTTGTCGGAGTCACTGTTGGTGTTACGGTATTAGTTGGTGTTACGGTATTTGTAGGCGTAGGTGTAGGTGTTGGACAAACTTGTGAACAAGCGTCGGTATATGATGTAACTAACCCCCTATGTGGTAAATTAGGATTAAAACATACAACATCATTAATACTACCGCCACTTACAAAAGTACCACAACAATCAGTATATGAACAAAGTATATTATCAACAGTACCTGAAACACAACAAGGATAAGCTGTTAAACAATCATTACAATTGGACCAAGAACCAGGTGTAGTAACACTTACTGTTGTTTGACCTGTCTGAACGTAAATTGTTGAGCCAGTCACTCCCGTAATATAGGATGCACATCCAACGAAAGCAAATGTTTGAGGGCTCGTTGTGGCTGTAGCCACAGAAAATCTCCATATTTCACCAACGGTTAATGGTCCATATGTATTTTCAAAAGCAAAATCACCTCTTCTAATACTAAAGGTACTACCATCACAACAAGCTGAAAAAGTATAATAGCATCCATTTGGATTTGCGGCATCACATACTGGACAAGTGCTATATTGTTCACTTGAAAATGATTGTTCTGAAGGGTCTAAAGAACTAGTGGTGGTATAGTAATAACAACTGCCATCACCAGTATAAATTACAGTACTTACGTTTGCTACCCAAGTACCTGCGGTATCAATTTCAAATGTTCTATAAATTGGAGCACCAGACCCCAAAGGGTTACAACATTGATAAAAATACCTATTAACTAGTGCCATATTACATTATAAATAATCAAAAGTTTGTTTTTTATGATTCTTTTCTTAAAGAACCGTCGTAAAAATCAAATCGGTCATGTTCGGTTGGTGTTAATAACAACAATCCTGGGTTTATGTTACCTTTTTTAGTTTCCTGATAAATAAAACTCATCCAAGTTTGTTCAAAGGGTCTTGCCCATTTTGTTTCTAAAAACATTTTTTTATTACCATATTTTGTAACCACTTGTGGCCAATTACAATAATAAACATCACCCAAAGCATACGGTATATTTTTATACGAAAGTATTTTTTTAAAATTAGTTCTTGGTGCATTTGGGTCTAATCCCATCACAGGTAAATTTGGTTTGTTTGGCCAAAATTCTTCTCTAACATGTTGAGGTACGTTATACCATGACCATTGAGTTCCGTTATCACCATAAAACTCAGTGTAATTCATCTTTAAGAAATCAATGTCTTCTTTTTTAGTAATCTCTAATGAATTAATATACAAATTATTTACAGTTCTATTGAATCCGTTTTTACAAACTTCACCTTTCTTTGGATAAAAGAACATATCATCCTCAAAGAAGAAATAAAAATCAAAATTGTTTTCGTCGGCATGTTCGGCAATAAATTGTCTACCCCCACAGATACCTAAATTATCTTTTTTAATATGTTCAAAACCATATTCTTTACAAAGTTCCAAGTATTTCTCGGTAGTTGACAAATCTGATGAGTTATCCAATAAAAACTTTTTAGGTTTATCCAAAAAGTCCGTATCATAATCAATCATGGATGTTATTAAAGTCTCAAATTGTTTTGGACTATTAAATGTAATAACGTATAATGCGGTGTTAGTTAATTCTAACTTTAAATTATTGTTAACGGGTGATTTAGTTTTAACATCAACAGTATCATTTTTTAAATCCTCACAAAACTTACTAATAAGACCGTTATAATCTATTTCAGCATATTCAATTAAATCAGGGTGTCTATAGAGTAAAATACTAAATAAAGATTCTTCGGTACCCATATAACCATCATTAATGGTTGTGTGTAGTAAATCGTAATACAAACCATTTATATCACCAATGGCATCTTTTCTACCACCAAACAATCCACCTCTACAAACTAACTTAACATCATTTTTAGCATATTCGTTAATTTTAGGATAACTAAATCCATGAATTTCAGAATTTGTGTCATAAGGAAATGCAATAAAACCAAATTTGTTAAATAATTTAGGTAGTTTATCTTGTATTTTATCGTGAGTAAAATAACCAAGATGAACAGTGTTAGTTAGTCCAGCATCAATCCAAAAAAGATGTGTTGAGTTAAATTTATCCATTATTTTGGCGTCATTTAACAAAAATACTTTAGACATAACCAATGGGTTATACATTTCTAAAGAACCTTGAGTGGACTCCTTTAACCATCCTGATTGATTATACCAATCAGGATTATTTCTGATTTCTTGTATTTTATCGTATGGAACAGTATTTTTAAACCATTCAGTATCTCTAGCGATGAACTGAGTATTATTACCATTTCTTCTACTCTCAACAAACTCTCGTATTTCTTCTTCACCAAAAATAATAAGATTAGTTTCAACCTTCAATAATTCTTCTAATTTTTGAAGGTAGTGGTCAAACGACCTTGACCACCCTTGATTTAACTGGTCTCTCTTAATGTTCCAAAGTCCTGTAACTAAAGTTATTGACATAATTATTTTTTGATTTTACAAACCCATGCAATATTGTTGAAGGTTTCTTTATTATATGTGAAGAGATTGTTTTTATCACATGCTTCTTGAATATCATTATCAGATATTTCGTGCCAATTCCAAATTTTCATGTACACATTATTTTTAAAGGTTTCACTGTCTTCTGAGTAATCGTGAGCCATAATAAAATCACCAATTTTCATGTAATTAGATAATAGTTTAAATTCGTGTATTTTACTACCACCATCACAAAGTATTAATGTAACCCCACCTTCATTAATAAAATCAATAACCTCTTGTTTTACCTCGGTATAATTATCATTAAATACGTTTTCAATTCTAACATCAATACCATCTTTAATCATATCATCATACCATTCTTTGTAGTAAATGTCATAAGATAAAATGTGACAAGGTATATTTAATCTTTTTGCTGCGTAATCTAAAAACGATGTAAACCCACCCAATGATGTACCAATTTCTAATATTCTTGATGGTTTAATTTCATTTAAAAAATGATAAAATACCTCAAACGCATTTGGGTTTTGTTGGGCACCCCAACCATTGTAAGTTGATATGCTGTCATTATGTTCTAAACTTGATTTTTTAAAAACTTTATCTTCGTATTCCATATTATAATTCTACTATTTTTTTCAATAAATTATACTCTTTAAAGTATTTTTCTTTGATTTTTTTTAACCCGTTAATTTTTTGTTGATAGATTTCATCAGCATTTTTTTCAATGTAATCTAATAGTTTATTTATTTGGTCAACATTATTAATATCTTCAATCAAAATATATCCATCTTCAGGATAAATGTTTTTGATATTTTTACATCCAAAATAAATTGGTATTGTATCTGTTAAAATACAGTCATAAAATTTTTCACTTACCCAATTATCTTGATATTCATTTTCTATTGATATATTAAATTTATAGTCAACTAAAGCGTCATGTCTTTTTGGACTACTATTACCACCATTAAACACATCAACAAATTTTAAATTTTCAATCATTGAGGCAATTTTAGTTCTTTGTGGATATAAACATGTTCCACCATAATCCAATTCTGTTTTAGTTACAGATGATGAAATGTTTTTAGTTTTAATAAAATTTGTTGAGATTAGATTTTCGTAGTTCCAAAACGATAGTGGGTCCATCCACGGCCCTCTTCCACCATAAAAAGTATGTGCTAATGTTTCAATACAATTACCGATATATAAATCATTTTTAAATCCAAAAACAATTGTACCATCATTAAAATGTTTTTGGTGAGAACCATTCCAACTTGGTTCATGCGGAAATACGTATGATTTTTTACCTTCTTTGATATCTGAACAAATATGATTTAAAAATACTATTATATCATATGTGTCATCATAAACAAATTGAATATTGGTTAAATCAATTTCAGGTGTTTTAAATTGTTTTAAAAGTCGTTCAGTAATATTTTCAGAAGTGTCCCAATTACCTAATACTTTAATTTTCTTCATAAACAATTTTTTCAGTTACACCATTTTCAAGATTACGATTCAAATTGTTACTCTCAGTCAATGGTTTTATATATTGATAATTTTTATCAATAAATTCATTTAATTTATCTTTATGAACACAAAGATGGTCAGATGGATAATGATAATCTAAAAAATAAATGTAATAATCAAGATTTCTTAATTGTTCAAACAATTCAACCACACCGTAATTAAATCTTCTAAGCTGGTGGTCTTCCATTTCAATGATAATTGTTGGTTTAGAAGTTTCAATTGTATTAACAGCACCTTCTAATACATATTTTTCATACCCTTGAACATCAATTTTAATAAAATCAACTTTTGGTATTTGAAGTGAGTCTAATGTTTTTACTTCAATAGTTTCACCACCAACACCAACACTTAAATCACCCATGTGAATACTTGGATGATTATAATCGATAGGTGACATTTCTTTATTTTCATTTTTATCACCAATACCACAATTATATAGGTGAATGTTAGAAATGTTATTTTCATCAATACTCATTTTTTGAACTTCATAGATATATTTTTGAGGTTCAAAACTATAAACAATACTACAAAATGGTGAACTTTTAATTGAGTGCCATCCATAGTTACTACCAATATCAACAAATACTGAGTCCGATTTAAAATTTCGTTTTAATATTTGGGTGATGTGGGGTTCCCATGATTTACTACTATGGATACTAACACCACTCCAATCATTAGGTAATGTGTTAATTGTGAAATTATCTGTTTCTACTTTTAAAGTTATCATATTATTATTCTTTATTTCCATTAAATATAAACCCAAAATCGTGTTCTAAATCACCATGATTTAAATCAAACATATTATTATACCCCGCATACCTTGCTGATATACCCATTTCAAAACCATCACCCCAACTACCATTACCACCATTTTGGTTTTGCATTATTTCGTTTAATTCTTCCCATTTATTTGCAAACTTTTTAAGTTTTTCTTTATTATATTTGAAAATTAAAAAGTGTTCACTAGGTAAACAAGATTCCATTAAATCGTCATCGGTATCCCAAGTTAAAACATCATATGATTTAATTTTATGACTAAATAAACAATTACCAGTATTATTATATTGTATGACTTCGTTTTTTAACACACAATTAAGTCTAGTCGCAATCCAGTCATATGTATTCATTAGAGAATGTATCCTATCTTCAGAAACTTGATTCCAAAATTGATTTTTGATATCACCATCAATATAAAAAACAACATCATATCCTTCAGGTAAATCTTTAAAAGCCAAATATTTTATATTGTAATTAAACTCAGCACCTCCCCTATATAAAAAAATTGAACTGTCGGGAACATTGTTTCTTATAATAAAACGGTTGTTTTTTACGTCATCAAAATATTCAACATTATTAGTTGTTAATAAAATATCGTGATTGCTATTTGTTAGTAACTCGTTAATTAATTTTTTGGACGCATTTAAATAAAAATCATTTCCTGTTGATATTGATAAAATTGTAAATAGGATTTTCACGATAAAAGTATTCTATTAAATTTTTCCATTATTATCTCAGGACTAAATTGTTTATAAGGTGTATCATAGTCTGAGTATTTTATATAATTAGGTAAATTCTCAAAAATGTCTAAAACATCTTCGTAACCTTTATATATAATAGCACGTTCTTTTAATATTTCTAAATGATTATTTTCACCTGAAAGTCCATACGTAATAATAGGTTTATTTGATAAAGCAAATTCAGAAACTGCCAATCCAAAAGTTTCACCACCACTTCTAGCATGTATCATAGCATCACAAGCATCAACAAATGATGATTTTTCTTCCAAATCATAATTACCAGGAAAGAATTTAACTTGTGGGTGTTCAACAAATGGTGTGAAATTCATAAAAATAAAATATATGTCATTACGTTTTGCAACAACATCACGTATAGCATTTTTAACCGATTCTATATTAAACTCGGTTGACCCTCCGTACCCACCAAATACTGTTACATTTTGTGGTATTCCATGTTTTTCTCTAAAATTATATTTAGATTTTGGTAATTTTTCACAAATATGTGGTAGTGAATGTGTTTCAGGGTCATATCCCTGGTCTTTAGCTAACCAATCTGAAACATAAAAATATCTATGTCCATGTGGTTCATTAAATCTAAAAACAGAATGAACTAAAGTTGGAATTTTACTTAAACAATAACCATCATTATTACCCATTTTAATTAAGTATAAATAATCAAAATTATTATCAATTAAGTATTGTTCATAATTCCACCAATCCATAATAACAACTTCAAACCTTTCTTTGAACTTGTCATATGCGGACATGTCTCTATTAGGGAATGTAAAAATAACACTTTTATTCCCTAAAATTTCCTCATTATATTTTGCATATTGGTATAGAGCAACTTCAGTACCTCTAATACTAAGTTGATTTGTATGAAACGCAATTTTTTTCATTATAAATTACCAGTTATCCTTTCACACCATCCTTTAGATTCTGAGTGAGGCCAAACAACCCAATATTTTGGTTTGTGAGCAGTTTGGAATTCTCTCCATACTTTACAGTATCCATCAGGGTCATTCATCATACGAGTAATTTCAGCCTTATCGGCATCTTTTCTATAAATTGTTTCATCTTGTTCGTTATGAAAGGCAACAACCCAAAAATCATAATCTTTTTCAGGTACTGATGAAAATCCAACATCAATACAATGTTTAAATATACTAGCAAAACTTTCCAACCATTTTTCTTCACTTTCAAATTCTTGTGGATTTGGTGGATAATGTTTATCTAAAGTATATTGTTGTACCGCCCTTTTTGCAAATATAAGACCAGCATATTTTTCATAATCTCTTAATGTTCTAACGGTTCCAAATCCATAAGGTCCGTCATGTCCTTCTTGAACTTCTCCGTCCATACCAAATAATTTTCGGTTTAATAAATGAGCTTGGTTATTTCTTCTAACCCATTCTTTATCATCATCCCATTGTTTGGTTCTACCCTTACGAGTATATTCGTGCCAAATCAATACTTTGTGTGGATGGAACAAGTCGTAACCACAGGTATACGCTCTTGCTGAAATTGAAATCTCTTCACCATGAAAATAATAGTGTGGGTTATGTTGGACTTCTTTTGAGAATTGTCCTAACGTGAAACAATAGTGTGCTGAGTAAAATCTTGCAGGTATTGGTTCGGTCATTTCTCTCCAATTTGGAATTGTTTCAGGTAAGAAGAATACTGCCCCTTCAGGAATAAATCTATCAAAAGCCATTCTCCAAGGCTCTTGTACTCTGCCTGCTGGGTCGTTATCAGGGTCAAATGATGACACATATCCTGTTAATAATGGTTTCTTGTGTCCTTTCTTTTGAAGTTGTTTAACCATATTAATCATCTCTTCATCCCAATTTGGTGCAAACCTCATATGTGAATCAATTTGAAGTGTGTATGCCTCATCTTTATATAATTGTTGAACCAAGTGTCTTGCCCAACAAACACCTTCGGCTTCTTGATATGGAATATTTAAAATTCTGAATCTATTATCATTTTCATATTCAGATAAATCATCAAATTTATCATCAGGGTTGAATTGTCTTGCAACACCAATAACTAAGTTTTTAGGGTTTTTAGCATTCTCCAACATGTTCTTAATTGTTGGAACCAATTGTGGGTCACGATATGACGCAATCTGTACAAAAATTTTTGAGTTTTTTTTTGGTTTCATTATAATAATTCCGTTTATACATGAATATAAGATTTTGTATAATGAAGTGAATATAAAGAAATATTTGTCTTTTATATTTATATGGAAATATTTATAGTTAATGAAATTACTTAAAACAATAGAAAAATTAATCAAGGAATCTGAGGAGGCTTATAATCAAGCACTGGAATCTGTTGTTGATGAAAAAGAATTGGACCGTCTTGAAAAGAATTATAAAGACAGTTTAAAATTGATGAAAACCTTTTATCAGATTAACAAAAAGAAGTAATCTTAAATCATTCCCATTGGTGGATTTGGGTCTGTCCACTCAGGTGTTGCCAAAATATCTAACATTTCATTGTAAGTATAAGGTCCTTCACTTGTTGTTAAACTTTGAACACATGGTGGTGTTGTACCGTTCCATTTAACAAATGTTTTTGTTAAATCAACTGATTTTCTAACAGTATCTTCTGAAGTTTCTAAAACCTCATTAAAGTTAATCTTATTCAACTCTGAAACATTGAATATCATAAATTCTCTATTTACGTATGGGTCTGACATAATGATAAATAGTTTTATAATCCAAATCTTCCTTTTTGGGCATTAAAGTTTTGAGTGATTTCAGTTGCAGATAACGTTCTATTGTAAATTTGTGCTATTGGTATATCACCTTTAAATTGTAAATCACCAGGACCACTTCTTACACCTATTCTAACTGGATTACTACCAGCTGAACAAGTTCCAGCGGTTCCTTTTGTTGTTGTCCCAATATTTGAACCATTTAAATAACATATTTCAATTGCACCATTAAGAGTCCAAGCAACGTAATACCATGTATTTGCAATCCAGTCACCTAAAGGATTATAAACAAAAATACCTTCATCATACGAACCATCACAAACATTTCCTCTAGCAGTATAGGTATGTATTCCCCCATTAGGATATATTCCTAATTCATATTCCCAATATAATTTTCCAATTAAACACTGTCTTTCGGTTAATCCGTTTTGAGGTATTCTAAACCAAACGCAAAGGGTTATATTAGACGACATTTGTAAAGATGATGAACTTGTTGTTGATATATAATCATCAACACCATCAAAAGTTATTGTACCACCACCATTTAAACTCCATGTAGGTCCATTAATTAAACTTCCATTATTACTACTAGTTGATGTATCATTCCATGTTGTTCCATTCTGTGGGTAAGAAGGTATAAAACCAGCATCATAATTAAAAACTAAACCATTTGTTGTAATACCTTCATAATCTCTCTGAACAACCATTTTATCTGATTGTCCATTAAAGTAATTAAAACATTCATTTACTGTTGTGTAAGACGCTCCAGCAATTTGATTTGTTAATGTAATAAGTTGAGCGTTACTTGTTACCGTATATATTGATGGTCCACCTGTTGCTTTATTAAGATAAATTGTATACCCTCCTGATGGTGGAGTTATTCCATTATAAAAACCTGTGCTTGATGTTGGTCCTTTTGAAACATCACCAGTACCAATCCAAAAGTTTCCTTTTTTCAATGATAGTGTTTCAGCACTTGTGTTATATTTGATTGCGTTTGGCATTATACGGTAAATTAACAATTATCACATTTATCACAATCCCAATCAGGATTATTTATTATCCAATTTTCTGCATCTTGTAATGTGTAAAATTTTGCAACAGCATATGCACCACAAAGTACCCAATATATCGTAATACCCTCACTGTTTGTTATTATATCTAATTTATATTTCATAATCCAAATGTTGATTTTTGAGCGTTATAATTTTGTAAAACATCTGCAGCACTTAGTGGTTTATTATAAATACGAATTACCGATATATATCCAGGAAAATTTCTATCACCACAACACCCTTCATACCCTATTTGTAGATAATTACCTGTAGATGCGGTACCTTGTGTTGTATGAGTAGCAACTAAGCTACCATTTATATATTGTTTTAATGTTGATGTACTGTATTCCCATACCGAAGTTAAATTAACCCATACCTGTCTTGTTAAAGCAATGTTTGGTTCAAAATAACCTTCAGGAGAATGATTATACCAATAATTACTTAAATTGTTATTATCCAAATTCCAACTTTGATATATTGACATACCAGCTAATAATATTATACATCCTCTATCAGCACTAGTTAAATTTGTTGAATTTGCATATACCCAAGATTCTAAAGTTGCGTCTGTTGAAGGCATTTTTCCATTAATATTGCTTCCAAAACCTTGTCCACGTGAATCGTCAGTTTTAAAACATTTAACATTATTCACAGTTGAAAATGTTGGATTGTTGCCGTTCATGTTTAAACTTGATTTTGGACCTACGCCACTTATATCGTACCATACTCCACCTGAGCCAGGATAACTTTGATTGATATTTGCATCAAAGTAAACAACAAGACCATCTAATACAATATATGGAAATGTTGTTGGGTAATCTTGTGTTGTTAAAAATTTATCGGACTGTTCTGCATAATAGTCAAAACATTGTTGAGCAGTAGTATAAGATGCCGATGCGATTGAATTTGTTAACCCAACTAATTGGTCATCATTTGATACAGTATATATTGATGGTCCGCCACTTGCTTTATTAATGTAAATTGTGTATCCTCCTGATGGTGGTGTAATTCCATTATAAAATCCTGTTATAGATGTTGGACCTTTACTAATTGAATTATTTCCAATGTAAAAATTACCCTTTTTAATTGCCTGTGTTTCAGCACTTGTGTTATATTTGATTGGGTTTGACATTTAAGATAAATACCCATCAAATAACATTTGTGTGATTTCTTCCGTCATTCCAATAACTTACATCACCATACCAAACAAATATTTCTTCATTTGGTTGTATGTCTCTATTGGCAATAAATTTGAATGTTTTATTTTCAGCATTTGAAACCCAATAAGCATTGGCATTTTCACTGTGATTGTATAGCCCACCATACCCAAATGCAAATACTTGTTCTTCCCATTCAACACCTTGTGGCCAATTGAATCTATAATCAATTAATAATGATGATGATTCACCTTTATTAATCGGTAAGGTAATTACAGGACATTCTTCAAAAATTTCACCTTCTTTAATCAATTCTTTTGCAAACACACCCCATCCATGAACAGGACTTTGGTCTATGTATATTTTTGAATTATAAATCATAAATTAAAATATTCTTTTAACCCATCTTCTAAAGACCATTGTGATTTCCAATTTGTCATCCATTTTTTTGTATCACTACAAGTAAAAAATTGATATCCTTTTGGTATCAAATTTTCATCATGGTATTGGTAAGGTATATTCATAATTTTCATAACATCTTCAAACATCCTTGCAGTTCCTGAACCAACCTCATAATACTTTCCACTTAAAGTTTTATAATTTTCAAAGGCGTGAATATTTGCCGAAATAACATCTTTAACATAAACAAAATCTCTCTTTGGTTTCTTTGGAAATAATTTTATTTCTTCATTGTTATTATGTTTTTTATTCATCTGAAATGCAACTGAAGCCATTTTTCCTTTATTATGTTCTCCTGGTCCGTATACATTGAAATATCGTAATCCAATACCTCCACCATTAGTAACATAATCTTCAGCAACATATTTACTCCAACCATATAAATTAGATGGGTGTTCATTATTAGTTCCGTAGTTTGCTGCGGATGACGAATAAATCATTGGGACTTTTTTTGATTTACATAAATCCATTAAATGTTTAGTAAATTCATAGTTTACCAACATCATATAATTTACATTTGTTTCCAATGTGTCAGAACAAGCTCCGACATGGAAAACCCCTGAAATGTTTAACCAAAAATATTTTGACACTTCGTCTTTCCATGATATATTCTTGAATATATCTTCGTTAATCTCAATGATTTCGTATTTACCTTCAAGTTCTTTTTTGAGGTTTGAACCAATAAAACCTTTAGTACCTGTTATTATAATTTTTTCCATAATTATTTATATGCTATTGACACACCATTCTCTCTATGAGTTTTATAACCTTTTTCAATTAGATAGTTATTAATCAACTCTCTTTCGTCAGGTGTTGAATTGTTGTATTCATAAATAATGATGTCAAGGTGAGATAATTGGTTGTCGGATAAAGACATTATTAATTCATAATCAATACCTTCAACATCTGTGTGTATCCAATTAACATCTTCAGTAATTAAATCAGAAAATTTAATTGATGTTCTTTCAGTTTCAGTTATTGGTTCTTTTTCCCAATAATCAATCACACGCTTTACAACGGTATTGGTATATCCCTTACCACCTTCATAAAATATCACATTTCCACCATCTTTTGTAACTAATTCATTAACAAATTTAAGATTATCATAATCACTATAGTTTTTAACTAATGATGAAAATTGTTTTTGACTAGCCTCCACCAAAATAATATCAGACAGTTTATCAATTGCAACAGGAACCCATTCACCAAATTCACCATTGTGTGTTCCAATAACAACACCTTTATTATTTTTGTTTTTTAAACAGTAATTCCATAATTTTTTATAAATGAACGTACCATTCATTAATACATTCCATTTTTTAACATAAACTAAATTATTTAGTTTGTCAAAGACAATTACATCAACAATTTCATTATCAGGAAACGCCGCCCAAGAGTTACTATTTAGTTCAGTATCCCATAATTTATTCCCATTTACTGAACGAACAAAATTAAATTTTAACGGTAACTGCTCTTCTCCAAAAACCTCACTTAAATTGAAAGTGTTGATTTTAATCCCTTGTTCATATTTTATTTTGATTAAATCACTCATAAACTATCTATAGTTGTAATAAACTTGGTTCATCATAATGTTATTAAACTCCCCTGTATAATCAACTTCGTAGCCATTATAGTTAAATTTAATACTATGTATTGACTGTGAATCAACAGGAAACTCATTTATTTCCCATTTTTTAGGGTTAATAGTATAGGTTACATTATTAATTATTACATCAATTTCACCCATATTTTCAAAAGAATGAAACACAATTCTAAGGTTACTTGTTAATTTTTCACATCGGGTCTTTTCATTTTCACCAACCCATATATCAATTTCTTCATTTTTAGAAATAAACATTTTAAAATCTTCAAATGGTGAATAATTAAAAAAATCAAAATCACCCCAATAATAAACTTTGTCTTTTACTGGATGTCCTGATGTTGGGATGTTAAATTTATTTTTCCATTTTAGCACCTCCCCCTCAGCCATACCATTTGTTCTCAAATATTCATTTAAGGTAACTTCCTTTTCAACTTTAATCATTAGTTCTCGGTCAAAAGCCATAAAATGTAATGTTGTCTCCCAAAGTACATCAGGGTGATGAGGGTCTCTCCTTGGGTGTATGATGTTAATATCGTTTGATAAAAACTCAGCCTCAATAACATCATCAATTTCCAAATCATATATTATATGATAAAACCTTTCGTAGTCGAATGTTAATGCAATTTGCGATAATTTTTTAACTTGATGTAAAGCTGCCCATCCATAATCTGCTAATCCTCTTTGAAGTGTTGTTATTCTACCGTCTGATATTGGCATTTCATACCAATGTGTATACATTCTAATTGGCCATTTAAGTAACTCGTTGTCTTTAGTGTAGAAAAAGTAATCACATAAATCCACAATTTTTTGAGGTACGGGAATAGGACTTATCGCAATAACATCGATACCTAAACTTTTAATCTTAATTACATTTTCTTCAAGAATTTTTATTTTTTCATCAGTATCACAAAATGTACTAATTAACGCAATTTTTTTCATATCATAAAATCAAATCTATATTCTTTTTTAACACCTAATGTTTCTTCAACACTTTTTTTTGTAATAATAATACAATTTTTATAATATGTAATTGATTCAATATCTAAATGATTTTTAATCTTACTAAAATCTGAATTTATTTTATGTGGTGTAGTTGCAAAATAATCCATAATACTATAATTCCCAATTTCATATCCATAGATACTTTCTTTTGGGTTCCAATAGTTACATTCAATATCCTCTATGATATAGATACTACCGTTTTTTAACATATTTTTAAATAAAAAGTTAAAAGTATCTATTTGGTGTTGTGGGTGGTGACTCCCATCATCAATAATAACGTCACACTCACCTATTTTTTCAACCATAAGTTTTAAATCATCAATTTTACTTTGGTCACCCGAATACATTACACCTCTTTCTTGGTTTCGTTGTTCAGAAATATCCATAGCAAATATTTGACCATTTTTAAAATACTCAATCCACATATTAAATGATGCCGCCTCAGAGCCACTTCCAATCTCAAAAAGTTTAATGTTTTTATTTCTTAACGGTTCTAAAAATTTTTCATAAACTTTATCGTACTTATGTTCTAAAACTTTATCAGTATTATATTTTAAACCAAGACCATACATATCACTATTGTTTTGGTTATTTAAAACAATCTCAATAACATCATCAATCACTTTTTTGTAGTCACTATATGGTCTTGCACAATTAACATCTATGTAATACCCATTTTTAAGTTTTTCTAAATCGTAGACACCATATTTTTTTTGATTTTCAATTTCACCATCCCAAACTAAATCAACAGGAAAATTATGTCTCTCAATTCTTCTTGGTGTTAAAAAATTACTATAGTGACCTCTTTTTAATTTTATTATTTCGATACCGTGGTTATTATTATTTACACAGTCCGAAAAATAAAATTCATCAATTAACCACATAATTTTATACCCCTCTTTGTAGTTTGAATGTCTATTCATAAATTCATCAAATGTACAATCGGAATTTAATATTTTTGTAAACGTTTTTCCTTTACCAACGTTATACACGTATCCATACATTTCTTGTTTAAATGGTAATGGTTCGTCTTGAAATAACTTTTGAGATTCGGGTCTTGATAAGTCGTAAGCATCACTTGACATTATCACCAACGAATCTTCTGAATAATGTTTTAATTGTTCAATAAAATAATTTTTATTAATCATTAACATATCTAAATCCCCACAAATACAAACCTCATCAGGAAAATATTTTGTACCATACATTCTTACTGTACAAGCCTGAATCGCGGTATGAATACCCTCAACACTTTTAACCTTTTTAACAAGTCCATTACCATCATCATAAAAATCACTATCCTCACTATCAATTTTAAATAGAACTGGTTCCCATCCAAACAACTCTTTAACCATCCTTGCTTGTACGGGCCAAAAGTCTAAGAAATATGAATCATCACTAGCAAATATTATTTTTTTAATTTCCATAAAATTTATTTATAAATCCATTTATATCATCTGACCACATACTCATAGCGTTGTCTTTAATTTTTTGTTCATCCCACTCCCACCAAGCAATTGATAACAATTTTTCAATCTGTTCATCATCAAATCTATATTTAACAATTTTTCCAGGATTACCAGCAACAATCGCATATGGTGGTACGTCTTTAGTAACTACAGAGCCAGCGGCAACAATCGCCCCATCACCAATTTTAACACCTGACATTATAGTTGCATTAGCTCCAATCCAAACGTCATTTTCAATTATAATATCACCCTTACAAGATGGGTGTCCCATATCCATATGCATCTGAGCAATCTCGTGAGTCACAGGACCCCATAATTGAGATGATGTTGTTACCCAATCGGGTTTATGATTTGCGTGAAGAAAGAAATTACAATCTCTACCTATTGAATTGTATTTACCAATCCTAACGTGGTATTGGTCACTCCAAGAAATTATGTTTACGTGTCGGTCAAAATAGGTCCCCCTATCTGCGTGCCAAAGATGTATGTTTTCTATACTCATATATTTAAAGGTTCTTTATGTCTAAAACTACTCAACTTAAAAATTTTTTTTTCTTCTTCAGTAGTTAATAAGAATTTATCTCTAATCTCATCATTTTCAATAACTAATATGTGACTAATATCATTGAAATTACCCAAATTAATCATCCTCCAATGACCTAAAAGTGTCTCAGGGATTTGTATAACTTTTTCGTGATTAATAATAATGCTATGTCTAACACCATTTTCATTCTTTGTATTCCAAACAACAAACCCTATGGTATCTTCTAATCTATCATAAAATGGTACCGCCCAAGGAATAAATTTCACACTGACTTGACCATCAACTATTCCGAAATTATTCCCATTTTTTTCTAAAACATTTCTATCTTTTCTAAAAACTTTACCACCCTCTTCTAATATTTTTTGAAGCATTAATTCAGGAGATTTACTTGAGGCCCTTCTAATCATTTCTTTAATTTTATCTTCATCCAAATTAACCATAAATCTATCCAATTTAGGAATAAAATATGATTGGAAACTTCCTAATAAAATTTCATCAATATTTTTATCATTGTTGTCGATATAAATAACTGAATCATGTTCATCTAATAATTTTGAATTTTCATCAAACTCAGAATCATTTTTTATTTCACAATCATATTCAATGTGGTGAACTTTATTATACCCCATATTCTTTGATAGAGAAAACCCTAATATCATCATTCTCCAAATTGCTAAATGAGTATTTTTTTTACTTAAGAATGATGATTGAATTCTTCTATCATTATTTGGGTTAAACCAAGGTTGGTTTAACAAATCCCAATCAATTAGAATTTCATTTTTACTGTCGTAAAAACAATAGTTAACTTTTTTCTGAATGTCAGTTGGTATCACAGTATGACTGACAATCATAGTATCATACTTTTCTTTAAAGTTGTACAATGAATTAACCAAACCCCTCAACACGTTTTCACGATAATCGTCAGGACAATATGCTGTTATTAAAATTAAGTCTTTCATTATTTAATATTCTTTGTTGGGACGCCTCCATACACACCAGGTGATTCAATGTGTTTAACAACCGCACTATTCATACCAATTGTAACCAAACTATGTATTGATATTTTTTCTCGGATTGAGGAATTATTACCCATATAAACAAGGTCGTGTATTTTTACATTCCCTGATACAATAGCCCCAGGCATCGCACTAAAGTAATCACCAATTTCACAATCGTGACCAATATGATTACCTCTATTTAAAATAGCGTGTTTACCTATTTTTATATTTGTGGTTAGTATTGAATACGCACCAACAAAACTACCTTCACCAATTTCAATGTTGTCATCCATAATTAACACTGTTGGATGAACCCAATTAAAATATTTAGTCTCTTTGGGTAGTCTTTGAATAATGTCAAATCGGTCTCTCGAATCAGCAACCGCAACCATTAGAACATATTCTTTAGGGTCAAACTCTGATAATGGTCTTGTTCCTTCTACAACATATTTGTCATCAACAAAACAAGTTAATTCTATTCCCATTTGAGCCATTACTTCTTTAGCGTGGCCACCATACCCAACTAAAGCCTTTTTCATTGTTTGTAAACATCAAATTTAGATAAGTCAGGATAAGGTAACTCTAAATCTTGATTATGTTTTTTTGAACCGTCAAGATTATAAAACTGATTCATCAACAACATTCCTCTAGCAGCCAACTCAGGCATCATATAAAAATTCCAACCCAACATATCAAGATTATCATCATGATAAGAACACTCTCGTCTACCACTATATCTAGCTCTTTTAAACCAATGATAAGCGTCCAAACTATCTGTTAAAATTGCACCGCCTTTACTCAATTTAAAATGTTTGTATGGCCCCGTAAATGAAATACACATATGACTACCTGGTATATACATGTCAGCGGTAAATGATAATGCCGAGTCCCAAACATTTGAACCTAATAGTTGGTAAGCACCTTTTATTGTTCTACCTTCAACAGGTATAAAGTCAACTTTTAAACCGGCGTGAATAATTTCACAAGGAACAGAAGGATATGTTCTTGATGGTATACCAATTTTTTCATCTTTTATTCTTTTGGTAATATTTTTTTCATAGTACAACGCCAAAAATAAAGCATTACTCATGTTATCTAATGTTACAACATACGGAGCTCCCGTATATCTCGCAAGTTCTTTTTCAAAATCATCAGTTATTTTATAAACACCGTTTGCCATAATATTGAAATATTAGTCATTTATCTTATATTATCAATATGATAAAACCAAAAATTTATGTTCATGGTTCTTACGTTGGGAACACAGGATATAACAATCACACAAGGGATTTTTTTAGAGAGATATCTAAACACGCTCAAGTTAAAGTACGAAATTTTACAGTTGGAGATTCTTGGTCAGGTAATAGTTTAACACCACATGATAATGAACCTTATCTGAATGATACCGATAAATCAATTTTATATAAACAAAGATTATGGGTTGGTGATGGTGTAATGGAAGATTTTACAATCTATCCATCCGAAAAAAAAGATTTTTTTCCCGATTTTAACATAGTTTTAAATGAAACAAATCATCATTTATTTTATGAAAATTATTTGGGACCAAAAATTGCTTATAATGTTTGGGAATCAACATTACAACCTGAAACTTTTTTTAATAAATTAAAAGAGTTTGATGAATTGTGGGTACCCTCAAAATGGCAAAAAGAATGTACAGTTGCCCAAGGATATGACTCCGATAAAATTAAAGTTGTTCCTGAAGGTGTTGATGTTGACACTTTTTATCCTGAAAAAGTAGAATTACTTGATGAATACACTGATGGTAGATTTAAGTTTTTATTGATGGGTCGTTGGGATTATCGCAAATCAACAAAAGAAATAATTGAGACCTTCTTAAAAACATTTTCTGCCGATGAACCAGTTGATTTAGTTGTATCAATTGATAATATGTGGGGCGAACAAATGGATGGATACAAAACAACTGAGGAACGATTAAACGCTTATGGTTTTATTGACCCAAGAATTAAGATAATTCATTTTCCTTCTCGTGAAGATTATGTTAAATATTTAAAAACAGGTCATGTTTTTGTATCGTGTGCCAGGTCGGAAGGTTGGAATTTACCATTAATTGAAGCAATGGCTTGTGGTACCCCTTCAATATACTCTAATTGTTGTGCTCAACTTGAATTTGCCGAAGGAAAAGGTTTTCCTGTAAATATTGTTGGTGAAAAAGCCGCAAATCTTAATGACTACGGTAGATACGTTATGAGTGAATTACCAGGAAATTATTATGAACCTGATTTTAATCACCTATCCAAAGTTATGAGATATGTTTATGAAAATTATGATTTATGTAAAGAAAAATCTTTTAAAGAATCAATTGACTTAAGAAATAATTTTAGTTGGGAACAAATTGGTAAAATTGGTTATGATACAATTACTGATTTTTATAATAAAATAAATACACCTGAATTTAATGAAAATAAAATACCAAATAAAATTAAAGTATCTTATTTTGAAGGACCTAAAGTTGAAATAGTTGGTGATGTTTATAAACAATATTCAGTTGAGTTTTTAGATGAATCTGACAATATCGTATATGGTACAAAAATTTCAAATAATATGTGGACATCATGTGGTAGAAAATACTACACAAAATGGAAAATTAGAGTTGATGGTGAAATTATTGATGAGTTTGATTTAACAAATAAACGAGTTTTAATTTCAATGGAATCTAAATCAATTGGTGATACAATTGCATGGGCACCTTATGTTGTTGAATTTTCAAAAAAACATAATTGTAAAGTTATATTTAGTACTTTTCATAATTCTTGGTTTGAGGGTCATGAAAATTATAAGGATATTGAATTTATTAAACCAGGTGAATTAACAAATTGTGATGTCGTATATAGGGTTGGTTGGATGCGTTCAGATAATAATAAATGGGATAAATTTGATTGTTATCCAAACTACCCTAATACCCAAGAATTACAAAAAACCGCATCCGATATTTTAGGATTAGAGTTTAAAGAATTAAATTTAGGCATAAATTTTACACCTAAAAATAAACCTTACATGGGTAATTATGTTATATTAGCACCTGAGTCAACAGCTGGTTGTAAAGAATGGACTTATGATAGTTGGGTGTTATTATCAAAATTGTTAAAAGAAAATGGGTATACACCAATACTTCTAACAAGTAAAAAATATAACATCAAAAATGTTCCAAATGCATATGGTAGGAGTTTAGAAGAAGCAATGAATATTTTATACCACGCAGAATTTATGATTGGATTAAGTTCAGGTCTATCTTGGATAAATTGGGCATTAGGAAAACACACGGTCATGATAAGTGGTTTTACCCCAAAACATCATGAATTTACCACAAATATAACAAGAATACAAAATGAACATTCTTGTAATTCTTGTTGGTCTAACATTAATTTTAAATTTGACCCTGGAAATTGGAATTGGTGTCCAATTTGGGAGGGTACTGACAAACAACACATTTGTCAAAAATCAATTTCACCATTAACAGTATTTAATTTATTACCAATATGAAAAATTTAGAAACCTTTGATTGGGGTTGGATGGACAAATCATCTGAAAGTTATCACATAATGCCCGATGGAACCCATAAAAGTATGGGCGAGTACCATAAAGATTCTATGATTCAAGAAATTTTTATAGATAAATGTTATGAAAGATTTTTTGAAGTAGAAGAAAATGACATTGTATTGGATGTTGGTGCCAGTGTTGGTCCTTTTACATATTCTATCTTACATAAAAAACCAAAACATGTATTTTGTTTTGAACCTAGTGAAAGTGAATTCAAAACACTTGTAAAAAATATTTTAGGTTATCCTGTAACACCTATAAATAAAGGAATTTCAAACGTAAATTCAATAGTGATGAACGACCATTTATTTGGTGGTGAAGAACAAATGGAATCAATTACTTTTCAAAAATTCATTGACTTATGTGGTATTGAAAAAATTGATTTTTTAAAAACTGATTGTGAGGGTGGTGAATTTGATATATTTACATTGGAAAACCTTGATTGGATTAAAAATAATGTTAAAAAAATTACGGGTGAGTGGCACTTACAACTTCAGGGTCATGATTATGTTGCGAAATTTAGAGAATTTAGAGATGTTTATTTAAAACAATTCACCAATTATGAAGTTTACTCTGTTGATAATATTGATATTAAATGGGACTTATGGAATGAACATTTTTTAGAATATTATAGACAAGTCATTATTCACATAGATAATCGTTAAATAATTCTTTTGCTTGCATAATATTGTCCTCAATAGAACAATAAGTCCAAGAACCATACCTACCAATAGAAAATAACCCATTAGGGTTATTTTTTTTGCCCCAATCATTATAAATTTCCTTTGATTCTTTGGTAATGTGAACATACGCTGGGTTCATAACAATCATTTGATGGTCAACCAAAGTATGATTAGTTACAACCCTCACCCCTGTTAAATCCTCCAATACTTTTTCCAACAACATTACCTCATCAACTTCTTGGTTTTTTTCCATTCCAATTTCAACATAAAGACTCATTCTATCAGTATTAAAGATGTTATTATAGAACCCAACTCTATAGAATATCTCGTCACCTGGATAATACACCCAATTTGATTCAATGTCTGTCGGTAGGTCAAACCCCAAATTGAACACAACAACTTTATTTGATGATAGATGGTCAACCTTTTTACCTGTCAATTCCATAAAAGTATCAAACGGCATTGTATTCACCAATTTGTTAAATTTAATATATCCGTTATTTGTTTGGGCAATTTTGTTTTCAAGGTCAATACCAATAATTTTGGTATTTAACAAAACATTTTTCTCATTAACTCGTTTGTACAATGACTTAACAAATTCAATACTCCCACCTGTGGGATAAATGAAGGTATCGTTATAAGATTCGGTTTTGTTATTGTTTCTTAATTCAGACAATAAATCTTCAAACATTGTTGGTTTTGGGAAAAACCTTCCCATGGCATCGTAATCCAATTTGTTTAAATCACAAGCATAAAGTTTCTCATTATATGGTATAATGAATTTATCACATATTGAGTGTCCTAAGTTATTAACTACATAATCTGTAAATGTATTAACCTTCTCATTTCCACGATGATACAAGTCATACAAACACTCAATAAACTCATTTGTGGGTAGTTGGTGTATGTTATTTTGAAATGGGAAATCAATATACCTATCTTTGTAAGATATGTGACTTTTTTTTCTTACCGTTTTGATATCACATTCAATGTTTTCCAACACATAATCTTTAATTTGTTTATTGTTGAAATGAAAAAAATGTCCTGAATAATCCCAAACAAAACCGTTTCTAATTGTTGTCTTACAATACCCCCCAACTTCAGAATCCTTCTCAATAATTAGATAATCATCTGTGCCCAAAAAAGAGGCCAACGAAAGTCCTGTTATACCAGCTCCAATAATCAATATATCAATTTCTTGTTTCATTATTTACCCATTCTATCACGGAAATGTTGTCTATTTTGGAGAAGTCTTTCTTTATGATGTGAAAAAGTTTCATCATCAATAATCTGTAATAGATATTGTAAACCTTCATTATATCTATTAGTCCAAAAACAAGCAACCGAAAGTTCATCATATATGTATTTTCCATAACATTGTTCGTCAACAAATAAGATATACTTTTCTTTAACTTTATTAATGTCAATTGATAATGCTTTTGTTAAATACTTATACCCCAAATCATGTCTACCAATCTTATTACAATATGCTCCTAAATGATATAGTGGTTCCGCCCTATCAGGAAAAATTGAAATGGCTTTTTCCATTTCCTCAACAATTCTCTCAATTTCATAATCAAGTGACATCATACATTTTGAAACTCTCATTTGTGCTTCAAACTTTTCTTCAATCCACCCATCATTAATTTTAAGATACAACTTATTCCATTTTAAACCTTCCTCAATCATATCACAATCCATATAACTTTGGGCGGCGTAAAATATTGAACGCATATTTAACTCATCAGGGTCATCAATCAATGTATCCCAAAATTGTTTTTTTAATTTTTCAGCATCATAAAAATACTTTTTAGGGTCAAACGCTCTTGAACCAATTCCTTCTCCTGAAATATAAAAACCATTACCACTAATATCTTTTGTTGATATGTGAGGTCTTTCCAAACATTTAATTGTTGTATGAGCAACTCCACAAAATTTCCAAGTATTTCTGTTATTAAAGATAATACGAGCCTTCCATTCAGACACACCTCGTTTAACAGATATAAAATATGAATCATATCCTTTATCTTCATTTGTAAACTTAAAATCACCAACTAACAAATCATCAGCGTCTAAATGCATTACATAGTCCGCTTTGTCTTTGGCTCTTGACATCATTAAGGTTTTGTTCTTATCAAAACCAACCCACTCGTCAACATGTAACTCACCTGGTATTCCTTTTTCTTCAAAAAAAGTTTTAACAATTTCACATGTTCTATCTGTTGAACCTGTGTCACACACTACCCAATAATCAATGTATTTGTAAACGGACTCTAATGTATTTTGAATACAGTGTTCTTCATTTTTACACATTGTTGCAAAACAAAGTGTTGGTCTATTAGTTGTTGTCATATATGTAATTTAATATTTGTTCTTCTTCATGATATTTTCTAATAAAAATATGATTTTGGAATTTTTGTGAACATCCTTCGTCTTCAACCCAATTCCAATCTATTTTTCCCATATCAATTATTTTTTGATGTATTTCTTTATCATAATAGTCTCTAATCAATCTTGACCTACGGTTAATATCAATTGAATTATTATCTGTTGTTGTATTTCTATTATTCCATTGGATGTATAAAACTTTCTTAATGTGAATCATTTTTGTGTTTAAAAATGTTCTAACTATGAGTTCAAAATCATCGGCAACAGGTGTGTTTTTGTTATGTCCACCAATTTTTAAATAAACATCTCTTCTCCACACCCTAACATGTGATGGCATACTAATATTAAATCTTATTGTTAATGGATTTATATCAGGATAGTGGTGAGCCAATAATTGTTTATTATCTTCAGTTACCCAAGAATGTCCCGCATATCCAAAATCAAAAAAGTTATCTTCTCTACCATACCAATTACCCGACCAATTATGGTCGTAAAATTTCGGACTACCATCTTCATATTGTTCGGTTACATCACTATACATAAATCCCGCATCGGGAAATTGTGACGATGCTTTATCTAAATATTCTAAACACTTTGTTAATAATTCATCATCATGGTCTAACTCAACTAACCATTCACCATCACACAATGATGCAACTCTATTCTTTGCTAAACCAACATTACCACCACTATTTGGTAATATTCTATGTACTTTAACCCTAAAGTCTTTTTTAGCAATATCAGAAAGTATTTCCCATGTTTCTTCCGTTGTTGAATCATCAAGTACTACCCATTCCCAATCATTAAATGTTTGGTTATTAATACTTTTATATGTTCTTAATATTTTATTTCCCGTATTATATGTTGGTGTAAAAATTGAAAACTTTGGTCGGGTATACTTACAATTTCTAAAAGTACTTTGAACTACAATATCATTTGCCAATACAATTTCATCAATAAGGTTTGGATAATAAACATATTTTTCATTTAATACTTTATTATTTAACTCTAATTGAATCTCAAACGATACTATAATATCAGGGTTAATGTTTGAAATATCATTAAAAATATTATCAGTAGAATCTAATGAATAAACAATCACTTCATCATAAAGATGTTCTTCATGATAAATCTCAGAACGTAAAGTAAACTCACCTTTTTTATACCAATTATATAAGATGGCAATTGGTTTCTTAGTCTTCATATAAATTACCTTTCAGTATCAAAAAAGAATGTTTGAAATAATCTACCATCTTCTAAATTTCTACCAAAATAATCTAATGATGTGTGAAAATAATCCGCCCTATATAATACTAATCTGTTAAACTTATTTCCTAACATGTCAGTCATTTCCCACTTCGTCATGTCTTGAGAATCTAAATATAATCTATCTAACATTTCAAAATCATATGTTCCATCACTTTTTATTGGTGCGGTATGTATTCCTGTTTCTTTATGTTTAAATAAACCCGTACCTGAAGTAATTGGTGCGTTTGGTGTTAAATAACAAACCCCTGCCCATGTTGTTGTTTGGTCAGCATGCATCCAACTCCTGTCTCTTTGTGTCGCATATTGAAAGGAACCATTATATTCATCTGTCGACCATTTTGTTATTTTACCACCGGCAAAAAACACAATATCTTGTATTAAATTAACAACACTTTCATTGTAAAATGGTTTACTCCTAAATCCTGGATAATTACCAATTACATTAAATTCTTGTTGTAATGCAAATTCTCTTGTTTCGTGTGGGTCATTATAAAAATCATCCACTATAATTGAAGATATAATCATATTATTTGTAATGGTCCCCTCCTATCCATAAAACCAAACTCTTTCTATTTCCACTTGTTAATGGGACCACCCTGTGTAATAAAAACGATGGGAATATTGCAACATTACCTTTTCCTCTTGGGACTGTCACATATTCACTACCTGTCATAATTTGTAAATCCCCACCCTCGTATTCATTTGGTTCAGATAACTGTATAACCACAGATATTTTTCTATGTGAAATACTACCAGGACCAATATCTAAATGCCAATCATAATGACCACCATTTCCCTCATATTCGGTATATTGAATGTTATCAATTATTGATTTTAATTCAAAGTTCCAAATAGCGTTGTTTGCTTCAATAACTTGGGACATTATTTTATCAATAACCCATTCCCATTTAGAATCATAAGGTAACCATTTTATGTTACTTTTTCTAAATCTATCAGTATTGTTCTCATCAACAATAATAGCCTTTTGGAATTCATATTCTAATGAACCACTAACAATTGTTTCAACTTCTTGAGTTGAAAATCCTTTTTCAAACCAATAATAGTTAGTTTGATTAATACCTTCTTTTGGCGGAAAAATTGGTTTTAAATCCATATTCAAAATATAAATAAGATATGTAAATAATAAAGTTTAGATTATCTATATGGAGTTCCCCCTACCCAAAATACTAAACTTTTTCTAACACCTTTTGTAACAGGTGTAACTCTATGTAATAAACAACTCGGGAACACAGTTACACCTCCTAAAATTCTTTCTGCGGTTTTTATTTCACCACCTGGCCAAATTTGTAAATCACCACCTTCATACTCGTTAGGGTCTGATAATAAAACAGAAACGGATACTTTTCTTTGATTCATATATCCACCACCTGCGTCTATATGCCAATCATAATGTCCATCATCAGTATATTCGGTATATTGTATTGGTTCTCTTGCCATAACTAAATCAAAAACCCAATGTTCATTATTAGTGACTTGTATTAATTTCATTAATTTAACAAATATCCATTTGGTTTCTTCAGAAAAATAAATCCATTTCACATTACTTTTTCTATATTTTTCATTATGGTGACCACCATCACCATCACTAACAATTCTCGCGTCTTCAAAATTTAAAGAATTAATTAACTCATTAATATTACTTCTTTCGTCTTCACTAAAAAACTCGTTTGTACAAGCATATTTTGAAATATCAATTTTTGGATTGGTTGGAAATATTGGTAAACTCATAGATTAAAAATATAAAAAAATGTTAATAAAGAAATATATTAACTAACACGAACAAATAAAGTATCCCCATTTGGTACATTTAATGTTTCACTAAATATACCACCATTTGGTGATGGTGAACCAAAAAATTGATTCCAAGCACCTCCACCAAGTTTATATTCTATGTTAACATTATTTGATGGTGGAAACGGTGGTGATGGAGGTGGCATACCTTGGACATTTACCTCAACCAAGATTGCGTACCAATGTTCTATATTATCACCAATTGTTCCAGGCGTACCACCAAAATTAGCTATTGTTTGAGGTGATGTTGCTGGATTTGGCCCTATATTACCACCAGCATATAAAGGTGTAGCATCTTGTGCTGTCACTGAAACATCTGTAACCCAAGGAATAGAACCACTATTCCAAGAACAATCAGTACCTTGGTCAGTCTCAATATCATAAAAGTCACCTATACTTAAATTGGCTTTTATATCAGGATATGGTGGTGTATTTGGTGGATAATTATTAATATAAAAAGTATAACTATTAATATATCCATCATCAAATTTATAGGTACCCATTAATTCTAAACCAATATCTGAATTAGGTGTAATGTAAGTTTGTGACCTTAAATCATCAAAACTTATAGGATTACTCGGTGATGCTGGTCCTGGAGGTGTTGCCATATTCTATTAACAATCAACTGTTGATGATGGTCCGTAAATACTTTGTAAATGAGTTCTTAGTTTTCCGTAACCAGCTGTAAAAATATCTTCGGTTTCGTATGGTGTAAAACTTGTTACCTTTTCATAAACAAAAGCACCTATTTCTTTATTTGTAACCAATTTTTCTCTATTAGATTTATCACTTTCTTGATTATAAATCTCTAAGTTAAATCTAACGATAGAATTGGGCTTATCTATTAAATAAGTCCCAATTCTTATATATGCTTGACTTGTGATACCACCACTAGTTCCTATCTGTGTTGTTACTTTTATTGCCATATTATTTCTTTTCTAATTCTTTAATTTTATTGTTTAACTCTTGAATTGATTTGATTAAGAATGGTACCAATCTTTCATATGATAATGTTTTATATTTTTCATCATCTTCTATTTGTATCATTTCTGTTTCATGAATTAATTCAGGAAGGATTTGTTCAACTTCTTGAGCTATCAAACCAAAGTCATCTCCTCTACCCATACCTTCTTTCCAAGTATATGATACAGGTCTTAATTGTTCAATGATATCCAAACCGTTTTCAAGATTTTTAACGTTTTTCTTCAATCTTTCATCTGAAGGCATCGTTGCAAAACCTATGATGTTAGCACTTGCAAAGAAGTCTCCAAATCCTGCAGTATTTTTCATTGCGAATCCGTAGTTACCACCTACAGCAAACCCAATAATGTCAGAACTTACTCTATACATACCCGTATTAGTATCTGCGGAGAATGAATATGTTGGTGTTGTCGCAGAACCGTCACAAAGTTGTAAAGGACACGCTAATGGACCCGGTGCTCCTTGTGAACCTGTAGCTCCTTGTGCTCCTTGGTTTCCTGTACCTGTAGCTCCTTGTGCTCCTTGTGCTCCGTTAGAACCAGCAGCTCCTTGTGCTCCCGTAGGACCTTGTGGACCTAATGGACCCGTAGCACCTTGTGCTCCTTGTGGACCTTGTGGACCTAATGGACCCGTAGCACCTTGTGCTCCTTGTGGACCTGTAGCTCCTTGTGGACCTGTAGCTCCTTGTGCTCCTTGTGGACCTGTAGCTCCTTGTGGACCTGTAGCTCCTTGTGCTCCCGTAGCTCCTTGTGGACCAACAGCTCCTTGTGCTCCCGTAGCTCCTTGTGGACCAACAGCTCCTTGTGCTCCCGTAGCTCCTTGTGGACCAACAGCTCCTTGTGCACCTTGTGGACCTGTTGCACCTTGTGCTCCCGTAGGACCTGTAGGACCTTGTGGACCTGTTGCACCTTGTGCTCCCGTAGGACCTGTAGGACCAACAGCTCCTTGTGCTCCCGTAGCTCCTTGTGGACCAACAGCTCCTTGTGCTCCCGTAGCTCCTTGTGGACCAACAGCTCCTTGTGCTCCCGTAGCTCCTTGTGGACCAACAGCTCCTTGTGCTCCCGTAGCTCCTTGTGCTCCTTGAGGACCCAATGGACCTGTAGCACCTTGTGCTCCTTGTGGACCCTGAGGACCCAATGGACCCGTAGCTCCTTGAGCTCCTTGAGGACCTGTTGCACCTTGTGCTCCTTGTGGACCCTGAGGACCTAATGGACCTGTAGCTCCTTGTGCTCCTGTTGCTCCTTGTGCTCCCGTAGGACCCTGAGGACCTAATGGACCTGTCGCTCCTTGTGCTCCCGTAGCTCCTTGTGCTCCTGTAGGACCTGTAGCACCTTGTGCTCCTTGTGGACCCTGAGGACCCAATGGACCCGTAGCTCCTTGAGCTCCTTGAGGACCTGTTGCACCTTGTGCTCCCGTAGGACCTGTAGGACCTTGTGGACCTGTTGCACCTTGTGCTCCTGTAGGACCTTGTGGACCTGTTGCACCTTGTGCTCCTTGAGGACCTGTAGGACCTAATGGACCCGTAGCACCTTGTGCTCCTGTCGCTCCTTGTGCTCCCGTAGGACCCTGAGGACCTAATGGACCTGTAGCTCCTTGAGCTCCTTGAGGACCTATAGGACCTGTAGGACCTTGTGCTCCTTGTGGACCTGTGGGACCTGTCGCTCCTTGAGCTCCTT